CGAAGTAATGAACGAAGTAACACGGCGACCGAACCCGAAGGTTCAGGACCAAACCGCCGAAGTAATCCATTCGTTTAAATCGCTGAAACAACTTGCCCAAGACTTACGCGACCACGCCACTAAACACGCTTTTAACGACGGGCAACTATGCGCCGACCTAAAAGCAGCTGCCAACTATTTAGAGGCAATGGCGCAATGAAAAACATAAACACAATGCCAAGCGCCTATATAGCCACTAGTGACACTTCAAAAGCGCGCGCAATACGTGAGGACGTCGAAGGCGTAACCACCGAACGCAGGCGCGAAATACTGGAACACGTCACAAACGCTGGCGCAATGGGCGTTATATGGGCAGACATATCAGACGCCACCGGTTTACACCATGGACAAGTAACGTCTGCCTTACACGCGTTACACGTATTAGGACTAGTGGCACAACTAACCGAAATACGCAAACGTTGCCACCCGTACATAGCGGCCGAACATATCGACCTATACGAACCCCACGAAGTACAATTAAAACCCCGCAAAAGCGCTAACACGTATTACATAGAATTATTAGAGGAACTAGCCGAAGCAGCTTACGACGTGGCATACAGACAGTCGAACGGCGAAGCCTATAACCGTCTACGAAAAGCATTAGACGAAGTACGCCGACACCAAGGATTAAAGAAATGAACGACGACGTCGTAAGTCAATTACAAGCAGAAATTGAACATTGGCGCGGTTTGTGTTTTTGGTTCGATAGCCACTATGTCTGTATGTGGTGTGACGGTTGGGCCGCAAGTCATCTAAATGACTGTACGAACAAACTACACAAAATACACGACGCTATTTATGACTATGAAGCGAAAGAGCGCAACAAATGAACGACCACGAAACCGAATGTACGTTAGGACCAATTACAACATTCCCAAAGCGAGACTGTCGCGAATGTGAACTAATCCTACGAATAGAGGACCACGCGCTAGCAATTTACATACGTAAAAACCAAATAAACGTATACAACGCAGAAACGCGCCAAATGGAAAAAGAACTAGACAAATTAAGGGCGTTAAACAATGGCATTTGACATGGCCGACTATGTAGACGTTAAGCACCGTCTACAATTAGCACTATTGAAATACCCGACGCTACGCATAGTTGAGGACGCCCCCGAACTAATCCATTTAGGCGAACGGGTTTACATTCAATGTGCCGTAACCGTATTTAGAGATGAACTAGACCCGCTACCTATGCGGGCTTATTGCTGGGAAGTATGGCCGGGGCGTACCCCATTCACCAAGGACAGCGAACAGCCCAACGGGGCTACGTCTGCCCTAGGCCGCGCATTGGGCTATATGGGCTTTGGTATTACTACTGGATTAGCAAGCGCCGACGAAGTACGCACCGCACAAGGCAACCAACACCCAAGCACCCAAGAACCCACCGAACCTTCCGCACCAACTAAACGCGTTTACAGCACCTACGCGCAGACACAAATGGACCGCAAACCCACACACGCTCAACCACGCGGTTTAGCGACACCAAACCAAATAAAACTAATAGAAACCATGTCAAAAGAACGAGCAATAGAACCAACCGACACTAACGGCATGACATACGCCGAAGCGACCGACGAAATAACACGCCTAAAAGCCATTCCGCGCCCATGACGTTTACAGTAGGTTCACTCTTTAGCGGCATAGGCGGGCTAGACCTAGGACTAGAACGCGCCGGCATGGAAGTAATTTGGAACAGCGAAATAGACCCGTACGCATGTCAAGTATTAAAAAAACATTGGCCGAAAGTGACAAACCATGGCGACATTAAAACCATTCAATGGGCCGACGTTGTTCGACCTAACGTTATATGCGGGGGATACCCCTGCCAACCTTTCAGCCTTGCCGGACGACGAGCAGGCGAACACGACCCCCGCCATTTATGGCCTTGGGTCCGAGACGCCATTAGCCACCTACGACCCGACTACGCAATACTGGAAAATGTACGGGGTCATTTATCTATGGGGGGAATGTCCGTTATTGGCGACCTTACCGCCGTCGGGTATGACGCAGAATGGCACATTATTTCAGCTGCCAGTCTTGGCGCGTCTCACAGACGCGACCGCCTGTTTATTGTTGCCTACCCCAACAACGCAAGAAGTAGAACACCCCGAAGCGGAAATAACGCCAACGGGGCGACGCAAATCGAAAAACAACAATACGACACACTCGATAGGTTTAGCCGACTTAGTTCAAATGTGGCCGACCATGACAGCCAATGGCATGGGGTCGAATGGACACCGGAAACTATTACAAAAACTCGTATTTTCGGGGCAGATAACACAAGACGAACGGCGGCAAATGTCGGCGGGGAATGGTGGAAGGTTGAACCCGGATTGGGTCGAGTGGCTAATGGGGTTCCCAACAGGGTGGACCGACTTAGAGGCTTAGGTAATGCCGTAGTACCACAAGTAGCCGAACTAGTCGGCCGAATGATATTAGAACACGCCGGCGAGAACCAATGAACTCGTTAATACTTATCGGCTACTACATAGGCGTTACTTGTATCACCCTTGCCATACTCTCGCACTACTTCCGCGACTAACTAAATACGACCAAGGCCCACACTCTTAGCACGGTGAACGGGAAACACACGGAAAGCGTGGGTAGACAAACGCGCCCTATTTCATGCTTAACAAAACGAACGAATGGCGTAGAGGTAAGACGTTTGGCTAATACATTTAAGGCGTCGTGAACCGCGACAATAAACAACGGTCGGGAATGTGGCTAGGTGGCACCCACATGGGAAGGTATACCCGTACTAGGTTTAACAACACAACACAAGGCAGCTAAATGAGACAAACCCGACAAACCCAAAACAACACAACAACGGCCCCGCATGACATCGAGAGCAACCCGACACGAAGTGAGGGGCGCTAGTCAAATGCCAAGAGAACACACAACAAACGACCCAACATACAAACGCAACCGCAAACAACTATTAGCCGATAACCCAACTTGCCATTGGTGCCAAACAAACGCCGCCACCGAAGCCGACCACCTAGTACCACACGTAGCAGGCGGAAGCGACGACCTATCTAACCTTGTTCCCGCGTGTAAACCATGTAACGCGTCACGTGGGGCCAAACTAGGCAACCAAAGACGAGCCAACACAAAGAACGGCCAAACCATGACGCCGGCACCGAACACCCGTTCGAACGCCCGCAAACCCTTACCCCATAAGGATTTTTTTTTAGAAAACAACACGGAAGCCCCCGCTCGCTTTGTTTCGTATATCCCAAACCGGCTCGAACTAGCCGAAACTAGCCACGACCGACCGCGATTAGAAACGACGACGCCCGACAACGCGCCAACACGGGCTAATGAAATATTGGGTATTTCTAAAACGTTGTTAGGCATTGACCTAATGCCGTGGCAATATCGAGTAGCGCAAGGTTTAACGGCTATGGACGACGAAGGTAATTATTTACGGCGTATTGGCTTATCGTCTGTTGCGCGTCAATGTGGAAAAACGCAACTTATGGCGGCGCTCATTGCTTGGCATTTAACTATTGAGGGACCGCGCCGGGGGACGCCACAACTAGTTATAAGTGTGGCCCACAAGTTAGACCTAGCCGTAAGTTTGTTTAAATATCTTGCCCCGTTTTTAGAGGAACATTACGGCGCTACTGTTTCGTGGTCCTACGGTCGTAACGAACTAACAGTATTAGACCCGGCAGGCGTTAAGCACCGTTGGCTAGTTCGCGCGGCCACCCCGCAGGCGGGACACGGTTACAGCGCCGATTTAATTACGGTGGACGAAGTTTGGAACGTGTCCGAAGCGGCCATAGACGAAGGTTTATTACCTACACAACGCGCCCGCAAAAACCCGTTGTTTTGTATGTTTTCTACGGCAGGTACACAACATTCAACCGCTATGTTGCGTTGGCGTTCCCAAGGGTTGAAACAGATAGACGCCGGCGATATTGGTCCTATGTATTTTGCTTCGTGGGAACCGCCCCCAAGTTTGGACCCTATGACCCCGGAAGCGTGGGCGTACGCAAACCCCGCGCTTGGGTACACGCTAGATATGTCCGTTTTGGAAGCCGAAGCAAAAGGCCCTAACCGGTCCGCGTTTCTACGTTCAAGCGTCAATATTTGGGTGGCTGCTTCGACGGGGTGGCTTGAACCGGGGTTATTTGAGACGTTACGTACAGACGACGACATACCGCCGGGGGGCGTGTTGTCTATTGAAAGTTCTATAGACGGCGGTTATTACGTTGGGGTACGTGCGGTACAGGTAGAACAAAAAACGCTAGTTACGGTTGCGTTCCACGTTGAAAGTTTGGCATCCATGTGGGAAGCCGTCGAAAAAGAACTAGGTAACACCCATTCTGTACGTTTAGCGTTACCGCCTAGTTTGGAAATATCGTGTCCGCCTAAATGGGAAGCGCGCCGGACAATTGTTGGTTATCGAGAGTTAGGCAAGTGGACCGCGCCGGTTCGGTCAATGATTACCGAAGGCCGTATAGCCCACAGCGGTTCTTTGCTTCTTATGGAACACGTAGAGCGCGCAACAATGGTTAAACATTTAGGAACCGTTGCGCTTTCAAGCGCCCGTTCGCCGGGACCTATCGAGTTAGCGCGTTGTATGGTTTTTGCCGTTGCGTTAGCGTCACGACCCGCGCACACGGGAAAACCTTCAATAGTTATCGTGGGGCGTTAGTGTTGTGGGGCGTCCGCCGTTGGCGGTTCGTCGGGGACATACCGACGGCGGGCGTTCCCCCACTATCGACTAGAAAAGGCGTACTATTTCGCTATGGCATTGTTTACCCGTAACCGTTCCGCCCAAATGGCGGTAAGCGAGGAACCCGCAACTAAAGCAGCTATTGGCTACGGTTCTAACGCGGGCGCTTCCCAAATTGGTAACTTCTATGCCTACATTGACGGCAACGCCCGGCAACGCGCTATGGGCGTACCTGCTATTTCACGTTCTCGCGACCTAATCGCTTCCATTGTGGCAACTATTGGTTTTAAGTTTTACCGTAAACAATGGAACGGCGAGGAAATGGAACGCGTTTATATTGCCCCGCGTTCATGGGCCGAACGACTAGACCCAACCGTAACTAACAACTTTATTATGGCGTGGACATTTGACGACCTATTTCATTATGGGCGCGCATTTTGGCACGTACAAAGCCGGACCGCCGACGGCTACCCCCAAACTTTTACTCGTTTACCGGCGGCCATGGTGACCAGTCAGGACCAAGCCGGACCGGTGTGGTTCGGACCGTCTAACCAACTTTTGTTTAGTGGTTTACAACTAGAAGCAAACGACGTAATTCAATTCCTAAGCCCTATACAGGGTTTGCTATACATGGCACAAGGCCCAATAAATACCGCTATTCGTCTAGAGGACGCCGCTTGGCGTAATGCGGCCTCGGCCATTCCGGCGGGCGTCTTGAAACAAAAGTCAGGCGAACCCTTGACCCCACAAGAAATGCGCGACATGGCCCAAGCATTCAACGAAGCCCGCGCTACAAACCAAACGGCTTTTATTTCACAAGAGTTAGATTACGAAGCGACCACGGCAACCCCGGATAAAATGCTTTTAGTTGAAAGTCGCGAGTTCCAAGCAAAAGAATTAAGCCGTTACGCAAACGTACCCGCGTACTTACTTGGAATTGACGTCGGCGGTTACACATATCAGAATGCCAGTCAAGCCAAGCAAGATTTATATTTGTTTGCGGCCAAAAATTACCTAGAGGTTTTTAATCAGACATTGAGCGCTAATAACGTTTTGCCAAACGGTACCTATGTGTGTCTAGACGTCGAAAGTTATTTAGAGGAAATGAACACCGAAGGCGTATACGTCGAGGAAACAGTAAGCCCGACAGAAACACCAAACCAACCAAACCCAATAAACGAGGATTAACCCAATGATTAAGTTTCAACCTTCACCGATTACCATTGACGCTGCCGCCCCGGACGGCACCCCCAAGCGCACGATTATGGGCCTTGCGGTCCCATATGGCGTAGACGCGACAACTTCAGACGGGACTACGGTTCGCTTTATGCCCGGCTCAATGCCTACCGAAGGACAGGCACCCGTTCTACTTCAATACCACGACAACACGCGTCCCATTGGCGTAGTAACCGCTCGCGTAGAAATGTCCGACGGTATGTATTTCGAGGCGCGCATTAGCGACACAACTAACGGCCGTGAAGCCTTGACGTTAGCCATGGACGGCGTACTAACCGGCGTAAGTGTCGGCGCGACACCTACCGCATGGTCCTACGACGAAAACGGAACCATGGAAGTAACAGCTGCTACATGGGCCGAGTTGTCGGTAGTCCCCATGCCGGCATTTTCCGATAGCCGTATCCACCAAATAGCCGCGCAAAGTGGTAATAATAGTAATCAGACGGAACCCGACGCCGACGAAACCACCGAAGTATCCGAAGTAGAGGAAACCGAAACCATGTCCGAAGTCACCGAAAACGCCGTAAACATTGAGGCAAGTACACCAGTAACCCCGTTGTGGGCGCAAGTATCTAAGGGCGTTAAATTGCCTTCACCTACGGAGTACATGGTGGCTTTTGCCGCCGGTGCTACCGCGTTCGCAGAAATGAACGCGCGTATTTCCGCAGCAGCGCCAAATATCACCACGGCCGATACGCCCGGTATCCTTCCAGAAATCATTACCGGCAGCGTGTACGACTCGCTAAATCCGGTGAGGCCTTTTGTCTCTGCTATTGGGACCAAGGCGCTTCCGACAGCCGGCGCAACATTCCGACGCCCAAAAATTACAGTACGCCCCGTCGTAACTGAACAGCCAACAGGTCAATTAAATGCGCTTGACCCTTCAACAGTTACCGTGTCGAATACGGATATTTCTAAACTTACGTTCGGTACATACGTCACCGTGTCCGAACAGGACCTCGATTGGAGTGACCCCGCTTCAATTTCAATTATTCTTGACCAGTTGGCTATTGCCTACGGACAGGCAACCGATAACTACGCCGTGGATTTGCTTACTTCAAGCACAACACAAACCGAAACCGTCGTAGATTTGTCGGCCCCTGCCGATTGGATTGAGGCTATCTACGGCGCTGCTTACCAAATCTCGTCTACGTCTAACTACCTTCCTACCCATTGGGTAATGAACCCCGTAACATGGGCCAAATTGGGAATGCTAGTTGACACAACTGGACGCCCAGTATTTCCAACCGTCGGCCCTATGAACGCATACGGAACACAAGGCGCTAACTCTTGGAACGGAAACCCGTTGGGCCTCACATTGGTAGTCGATAAGAACATGGCAGGCGGAACTACCGCGGGTACCTTGTCCGGCATTATCGGACACGCCGCCGGCGCAGCTGCCGGTTTCGAGTTCTACGAACAGCAAAAGGGCGCTATTTCTATCGACGTACCTTCAACCTTGGGCCGTACTATTGCGTTCCGTGGCTACGCTGCCGGCTTCATGGCCGACGCGACAAAGTTCGTAAAACTAGTTAAGTCTTAAACCGAAAGGCGGGTATCCGCTATGGCGGTTTATTCTGTAACCCACCACCAACGGCTAGACAACTACGGGGTAGTTCAACTACTAACCAACGCAGACATTACGCCCGGTGACACGTTCACGCTTGCCGGGTTAGGTCACGGTTTAAATGGTACCCACACGGTTTACGCGTGTCCGTTGTTTTTGTTTATTGGGGTAGACGACCAAGGCGACCTATTACTAGACCCACAATTTCCAATTGAAAACCAAGTTTTGTTTTATGACGAAGCAGCCGACTTGGAACGGTCCGAGGCTATCCCTAACGGGACGCTAACTATTACGCCCGTTTGTACGTGGATTACCGCCGGAAATATTGAGGACTGGCTCGGAATTGGAACGGCCACGGCGGCCGACCAAAGTTTCCTAACCCAATGCGCTGCCGCCGCTAACGCTTTTTGCTATCGCCGGCGTCGTGAAGCGGGCTACTTGGATAGTTTGTCTACTTCGCCGTCGGGCGACGTGTCGCTAGGGACTATCCAATACGGCGGAATGCTTTACCGGCAACGCGGAAGTATTGACAGTTTCGCAAGTTTTGACGGTATGGGTGGCGGACCCGTAACAGGCTTAAACGGCGTTATTAAACAACTATTGGGCATTGACCGCCCGCAGGTCGCCTAATGGCCGTAGTGGCTTATACAGACTTGTTTAACGAGGTTCTAGACGATTTGGCGACCAAATTAGGAACCGTTACAGGGCTTCAAGTAGTGACCGACCCGCGTAACCTTGTTCCGCCGTGCGTATTTATTGACGCGCCCACGTTCGACGTGTGGAATTACAACATAGTAAAGATGACGTTTCCCATTCGTTGTATCACGTTAGGACCGGGAAACCTTGACGCTCAACGTTCACTAATGAACCTCGCCGCTAAGGTTCTAGGTTCCAATGTTGGTATTACCGCCGGACGCCCAACTATGGCGATTATTGGCGGGGTTGAACTACCCGCCTACGACTTGACCGTAAACATTCAAGCCCAAACGAGTTAAACCATGTTTGTAATTCTTTCCGAACGAGTAGGCACCGTAGGCGCGTTTTATGACGCCGAAAGCGCCAAGGCAAAAGGCGTAGACATTGACGCGCTTATAGCCGGCGGGTTCATTGGTGAACCTTCCCCCACAAAAGCCCCGAAACCTAGTAAAGTCAAAACCAAAACCGAAACCGAGGAATAAATACCATGGCAACAAGCACAATTTTATCGAACCCCGTAGTAACCGTTAATAGCGTCGATTTGTCGGACCAATGTACGTCCGCCACATTTACACAGCGCTACGCAGAATTGACCGCTACGGCCTTTGGTGACGTAGACAACAAGTACGTAAAGGGCTTGGGCGACCACGAAGTAACCCTAGATTTGTATATGTCTTACGCTGCTTCGGAAACCTACGCAACATTGAAAGACTTAGTAGGCACCGCAACTACCGTTGTTGTAAAACCTGCCGTAGGTACAGATAGTGCCACCAACCCCGGCTTTACCCTGACCGGGGCATTCTTGGCCGAACTACCTCATTCATTTGCGCTCGGTGAATTAAGTACCACCTCTATAACGTTCCATGGCGGCGTTTACACCGCAGACGTAACCCCGTAACCGAAAGGCCCCGACATGAATATAACAATTCGAGTAGAACGCAACGGCGAAACCGCCGACGTAAAAACAAACCTTTACATAATGATTATGTGGGAACGCAAATACAAAAAACGCGCGTCCGACCTAGCCAACGGTATCGGTTACGAGGACCTAACATTTTTTGCGTACGAAGCGTCAAAACTTGCCGGTTTAACTGTCCCCGTCTCTATGGACGATTACGCCAAAACAATAACGCTATTAGAAGTGGTAGACAATGAACCTACAAACCCTACGCAAGCGGGACCTATTCCCGCCAACTAGCCGAGATACTGGTAGTAACGGGCTATTGGCCGCCCGAAATACCAATAGATACCCGCGACATAGCAACAGTTATACACGTGTTAGACAAGCAGGCTAAAAATGCCCGTCGCAAGTGAACTACAGGTTTTTGGCATACAAGAAACGCTAAAAGAATTAAACGACTTCGACCCGTCGTACCGCCGTCAAATAACAAAAGACATTCAAAGCGGCGCGGGCAACCTAATCGTTACTAGCGCCCGTTCGCTAATACCAACCGATTACCCGCTAACGGGCATGGCGCGCGGTTCAATTATTAAAGGACGCGCCGAAACAACGTTCGACATTAACAACGTATCGAGTGGCGTCAAAACACTCGTAGCCAAACGGGGAAGTAAAGAACGTTCCGTAACCTACACACGCCCCCTATACCTAGACGGGGCCGCCGTACCGGGTGCCTATACGCAAACCGTCGATTACAAAGCCCGCCCATTCTCGCTATTGACCGCACAACAAAAAGACGCTGCTGGTGCCATATGGGACCACGCCGGCGCTAATACAAGTTCTCAATTTGTACAAAACCTAATAGCCCGCGGAAAAGGTCGAAACCGCCAAGCGCCCCGCGTTTTAGCGCCCGGCGTTGGGGCCGTAATGCCTGAAGTCGAACACGAAGTATCGTTAATTCTTGACCGTGTTAGTGAGAGAATGAACAAGAACCTACAAATCGAAAGGCGTGACTAGTGGCAATTAACATACCTATTATCTCGTCCCTAGATACAAAGGGGTTCGATAAGGCTAAACGCGAGTTTTCCCAATTGGAAGGCGTCGGCGCGAAGTCTGCTTACGCCGTAAAAAAAGCGGCGGTACCGGCAGCTGCTGCTATTGGTGGTTTAGCCGTTGCGTTGGGCGACGCCACTAAAGCCGCTATGGAAGATGCCGCTAGTCAAGCCGAACTAGCAAGAACCCTAAGAACGTCTACAGGGGCCACAGATAAAGCCATAGCGAGTACCGAGGAATGGATATCGCAACAAGGCAAATTATTAGGTTTCACCGACGACGAACTTCGTCCGGCGCTAGCCGGTTTATCGAGGGCCACCGGGTCAATTGAAAAAGCCCAAAAGGCCGCCGGTCTTGCTATGGACATATCCGCAGCTAAAGGCGTCTCGCTCGAAACCGTTACCAAGGCCCTAGAAAAGGCTTACGGTGGCAACCTGACGGCGTTAGGCAAGTTAGACCCTGCCGTACGCGACATGGTCAAGGGTGGCGCGTCTCTCGATGAGGTAATGGCAAAACTAAGTGGGACGTTTAGCGGTTCGGCCACAACGGCAGCTAACACGACGGCGGGACAATTTAAACGTTTAGGTATTGCCATGACCGAAACAAAGGAAAGCATAGGCACCGCGCTACTACCAGTTATTGAAGCAGCCCTACCAATTTTACAAAAGTTTGGCGCGTGGGCCCAAGATAACCCCGGCGCTTTTGTGGCTATTGCGGGCGCTATCGGTGGCGTAGCGTTAGCAATTACAGCCGTAAATATCGCTATGGCACTAAACCCTTTTAGCGCTATTGCCGCCGGTATTGCGTTACTGGTTGCCGGAGTAGTTGTGGCTTATAACAAGTTTGAAGGCTTTAGGAACGTTGTTAGAAACGTTGTAAATGGCATAGCGTCCTATTTCGAGTTCATGGTAAACGCATGGATTACCGCTATAAACGTTGTTATTCGTGGCATTAACTTAGTCAAGCCCGGTAAAGACATTGTGTCGCTATCTAAGGTTTCGTTTGGTCCCGTTATCGGTGCCGAAGGTAGAGGACCGTCAGGTGCCGACAAGTCACGACTAGACACAATTCCCGCCATGGCCGCCGGTGGCATAGTCAATAAAGCCACATTGGCTTTAATAGGTGAACGTGGTCCCGAAGCCGTAATACCTCTCGACCGTCTAGGCGCT